AAGAACTATATGGCGATGAAACAGGGTTATTGGGCGCGACCCTCAGCCGTAACCAAGGTGGTGGTGAGGCCATAATTGTGCCCCATAAGCAATTTGGAGATAAATAATGAGTCAAATTGGTGGATTTCCCGGATTACAGGATTATCGGCGTAGAACTATCCGTGGACCGATTAATCCTGCTGATAAGGCAACTATCTGCTCAATCTTTCCAAAATATATTAAGGAATTCAAATACACTATTTCGCCAGGAGTTTTTGAACTATTTCCAGGTTCCTATGAGAAACCATCGCTTCTTATTGTGGGTTCAAGCAGTTGGTGGCGTGAAATTGATGAAGAACAGCCACTACTTGAAATTACTAACGGTGCTATACAGGTTGCAGATTCTGTTGTTAATGACTATTGCAACGGAATTCTCGGCTGTAACATGAGCGATATTAAACCAGGACTATTTTATGTCCCTGGTGAACATACCCTTACTACGCTTCGTAAGTCATTCCAGCATGAAATTGACAGTGCTGCAACAAAACAGAAGCGTTGGTATGAGGAACTCATCAACATTGCTGATACTATGTGGGCTCGCTCGGGTGGTAGCCCCTTAGCTATTAGCGATGATATGAGACTTGCTGCCAAAGAAATTGGCGTAGATAATAAGGACTGGATGCAGAGTTTCACGATGATGCGTCAGGAGCGTTGCTTCGCGTGTGGCACACCCAAGAGTCCCGATTACCCTGTGTGTCCATCGTGCCGTGCTATTGATATGAATCATCCTAACGCGGCTAACATTAAGTTCGCACAGTAATATGCATCCCCCGATTCTTTTGGATTTACTTCGTCATGGATATCTGACGAGAGAACAACTGAATAAAGTAGAAATTGATGCAGTTCAGGTGTTAATGATTCAACGAGCAATCGAGGGATTCATTCCTACTGTCACTGTAGAGAAATCTAAACCGATTAAACCTGCTGAAAAACCTAAGCATGGCAAATTAATCGGAACCTGGGGCGGTAAATTAGTTCGTCGAAAGGTTGCTTAATGGCTACATACGATTTAGTCGCAGGAACTGTAATGAATGCAGCCGCTGCGCAATTAAATGATGTAGCTAGAACTGTCTACACCTATACGGCTCAGATTCCTCATTTAAACACTGCGTTGCAGGAATTAGAGGAGGAATTTGAGCTGAATGATATACCCGTTACTGCTGCTACTTCTGCTGTTATTAACTGTCCATCAGGAACTGAAACCATAGAATTTGGTGTCAGTCCGCTTCCTGAATTACCTGATGATTTAATTGAACCTCAAAAATTATGGGAACGCCAAGAGGGTATAGACCCTTGGATTCCAATGACTAAAGTCGATGCTATTCCACTTTATATGGAAGGTGTCGAAATTAATCAATTTATATTCTGGGTATGGGAATCTCAGAAAATTAAACTCCTGCCATCAGACCAGGATAATGATATTAAAATGGAATATACACGTAATTTGTTTACACCTGTTGTAGATGAAACTTCTCTCATCGGTGTAATCAATGCACAGACATTTTTGCAGTATCGAACTGCTGCATTATGCGCTGAGTTTATCGGTGAAAATAAATCTCGCGCAGACGACCTGAATGGTTTTGCCGCATTAGCAATGGGCAGGGCTACTGGTATCGGAACTAAGGGTAGACAGGCTATTGTAACAAGGCGTAGGCCATTCAGAGCATCCTACAAGCGTAGGACGTTTCAGTAGTCCTTTGGCGTAGTAACGCTGGCCTAAAAGGCTGGAGGATACACAATGTCTCAAGCAGGGTTCTGGCGAGAACTTCGTCAGGATAGTCGTGACCTTTCAATCTCCAGTAATCGTCTGGGGAAAATCAGTAACGTATTCTATTTATTCCCCCAGGGTAATGGGCCACGTGGTTCATTCACTGACTTCACTACACTAAAGGCTAATCTTCGTTCTAGGGATATTATCATCCTGGGCGGAGTATTGCGTGAACAGGCTGTTGCTCCTGATGATGTGTATGACGTTACCATTCTCGGTGCGGCTAATATGCCTCGTCAAGCTACTAGTGGGGGCGTTGCAACTGGTGGTGGTGCATGTTGGCTTCCTCCAGCGTCAGGAGCAGTAGCTACAACTCCACTGTTAGAAATTCGTTCGCAGGGGTGGGCGATTGAAAACGTAGAATTCACTCCCCACACATCTTCTGCTGCAATTCGACTCACTCGTTCTGCATCGGTAGATACTATTGATGCTTCTCACTTCCGTGCTACTAACTGTTTATTCGCTGCCAATGGTGGCACAAGCCAGATTGGTATCGAAGATAATGGTGGAAGTGGTTTTGCATTAATTGAAGATTGCAGATTCCAGGGTCTTACTGGAACTGCTCTCTTAGGACTTAACACTGCTGCTGCTGTGCCTCGCGAATGGAGAGTTCTCCGTAATAAGTTCAATGGTAATACGAACGCTATTGCCATGTCCTTAACGGAATCTCTTATCGGTTACAACACTATCCGACAGACTGCAAACGATACTAATAATAAGGTGAATCTTGTTGCTGTTGCTGGACAGGGTTCATTGAATCAGGTTTTACGTAATTTGTTTCCTGATGCGGCTGCTAATGTGACAATCGCTAAGGGTTACAAGCCCGGAACTACTGATGTGTGGCGTAATTGGGTAACTGATACGGCCGCAGATATCGTAACTGTTCCGGCGTAATAAACAAGGGGATGCGCATCTTACACGCATATTAAGATATGGCATATCGCGACCACGAACCAATAACCCTAGAAGAATTCAAAGGGTTATATCAAAGGGGTGATGCAGAAGATACCCCAATGGACCACTTTGCCGAATGTGATAATTTACAATCGGTGGGTGATTATGGTTTTGGTATGCGTCCTGGAGTCGGATTACATCAAGATGTAGTGGCTCCTATTCAGAATATTCGTAGAATTTACAACTATCCAACTGATGATGGAAATACAATACTTGTATTAATTGCAAATGGTGCAAATGGAGAAATTTATCATGTAGTTGATGCGGATACAATATTTGGTCCTATTCTTACTATTGCCGGTATGGAAGATTTTGCATTTGTTCCATACAATGGTAGAGCTCTAATTTCACCATTTAAAACCTATGTAGTTGGAGGATTAAATGTTGAGAAAGGACTCGATAACGAGTTTCTCTATGTTTATCAGGGAGATGGAACTGCGGCACGTAAAGCTGCCGGAACTACTCCTGCTGGGACTATTACTGTTGCTAATGGAATTGCAGGGCATACTGATGCAGGGTTGCATATCTTTGGAGTTGTGGGAGAAACTGATTCTGGATATTTGTCGGCTCCAGTAGCCTTAAACTCATTCACCACATCAGCAGCATTATCAGTATCATTTTCAACTGTTCCTACATTCGTGGGTGCTCAGTGGACTAAACGTCATATTGTAGCGTCCAAAGTAATTCAAACTTACAATGGTGATGTTACCGGATACCAACTATTCTTTATCCCCGGTGCTGTCATTAATGATAACGTTACAACTGTATTAGCCAATGTTTCTTTTTACGATGCTGACCTTTTACTTGACGCGAGCCATCTACTTGATAACTTTTCTGAAATCGCTGCTGGCACTACTCTGGCTATTTATAATAACCGTCTTATTTTGGGCGGAGAGTTTGATAATATCTCTCTATACAGAGTATCAGCACCTGGAGAGCCAGAAGCTATATCGCAGATTACTGGCATTCTTACAATGCCTCCAGATGGTAATCCAATTACTAACGGTCAAATTCTTAGGGGTGTATTCTACGGATTCAAACGTTCCAAGACAGCTTCCTGGGTAGATAATGGTGATGTTCCTACATCATGGGAATATTCCTCAGTTGATGAAGCTCTTGGAACTTCAGTTCATGGCATTGCCACGGTATTAGATTCAGGGTCTTCTAATGCTGACTTTTTGTTCATCGCAACTTACAAAGGAATGTGTCTATTTAATGGGCGATACGTATTGCCTGAATTATCAACAAAAATTCAGTCCAACTGGTATGACATGGATAGGAATGAATTTAGAAAAATTCAAGTCCTCCATGACCCAATCGCACAACGCATATACTATGTTACTACAGATAGAACTATAATGTATGGCGACTATAAAAATGGGCTAGACCCAAAAAACATCAAGTGGTGGCCGTGGTCATTCATATTCTTAGTGAATACCATTGCTATCTGGAACATCGATGATTTCATTATAGGCGCGGACCAAGTATGAGTCTAATTGTAACGAACGTTCAAGAAGTAGCAATACTTAATACATTCCTTACACCTGCATTAACAATGCGGATATATGGAAATGACAGGACTCCTGCTGGCACTGACGCAGCGGCTGACTACACAGAAATTGCGGGCGGAGGTTACGCTAATGTTCCACTTACATTTGCGAATTGGACTGTTACAGGTGGTGGACCTACTATTGCTCTGTATAATGCTGTTCAGCAGTGGATTTTTACTGGCGCAATTAATGCACCTGGCACTATTTATGGATATTTTATTACACGAAATTCAGACGGTCTTTTAATGTATGCGGAAAGATTTCCATCTGGTAGTGTGCCATTTACTCCGATTGCAGGAAGTGTGATTAGAGTAACTCCACGCATCACTTGTGAGAGCGCATAATGCCCAATTGGCCTACTGAACCTGCTGCGGGACATGTATGGTTATACATGTTCTACAACATTTGGTTCAAAAACGCCGCTGATTACGAAGCTGCTGTAGCTACGTTCGGTGGAAATTTAATTTCACGTAGTCCTGGTTATGCACGTGACGCTCTCGGTATTACTGAGACTGCGAACGGCTGGGATGACGTTGACGATACTTGGATTCAGTTTGTTCAGCCTCCATATACAATTCGCTACAACATAGACGGAAGTTGGCAGGCTCCACAGGCTATCAAGAGTATGCATACCTATGTATACCCTTCTGACCCTGGTAATCCTGAGGGAAACTATTGGTGGCCTCCTGCTTCCTATACGTTTGACTATAACCAGGATTGGTTAGATATTCCTGGACATCCTTCAATTCCTATTTGGGGTGCAGGCCCACCATTAGCATGGGTATGGGTAGGTGTCATTTGTAT